TGTTGCGCTCGACATCCCAATGGACCGCGCTCAAGACCTGCTCATTGCCATCGCAAAGGGCGCTGTGCCGCACGTAACCATTTCGTACTAAGGAGCGACAATGCAGATTCTACGATTCGCGCAGCACGGCACAGACGGCAACGTGTCGGATGACTTCTTTCAGGCGCACTTAGGTCGCGCCACGGCGTCCAGCGCCTCATCCATTCTCGATTTCACGCAGAAGGGTGTGGAGGGTTCCAAGCGCAAACTCTACCGGCTGGAGAAGGTAGCGGAGATCCTTAGCGGCATCGCTGCACAAGACCACTTCGTTTCAGCGCCGATGAAGGCTGGCACATTCTCTGAGCCAGCGGCCCGCACCGCCTACGAACTCGAAGAGGGCGTGATGGTCGAAGAGGTCGGCATGGTGGTGGGCGACAATGAGCGCTGCGGCTGGAGCCCGGACGGCCTAGTAAATGATGCCGCTGGCAATCTGGTCGGCGCTATCGAGTCGAAGTGCCCGCGCACAACCACGCACCTGCAAACGCTAGACAACGGAGCGATCCCGGAAGGCAACCTGCCGCAACTTTGGTTCGCGTTCATGTGCTGCCCGCCGCTGCAATGGATTGACTTTATTTCCCGCGACGGCGGCATGAGCAACGATCCCGCGATGTTCGGCCCGATCCTGCCCAGGCGCTACGTGCAGTTCACCATCCGACTGCACCGCACGGAGTGCGAAGCGCAGATTGCCAAGATGCGCGAAGCAACGGACAAGTTCCTGGCGGACGTGGACGCGACCATTGAGCGCCTGAAACAGCGCGCGCCGGAGGTTGCCGAGCCTGAACGCGCCGCGCCGGACTACGGCGACCTGGGGCTGACGGACGCGGACTTCGATTGCCTGATTTAACAACGCAGATGAATAGGCACTGCGGTGCCAAGAGCGAAAGGTAGCCATGCAGACAACGCAGCAAGTTGAAACATTCACGGGCGTCGTAGAGAACACCATCCCGCACAAGGACATAGGCTGGGTGCGCACGGATGGAGGCGAGACGCTATTCATGCACAAGAACTATACCCGCGCGCACAAACTGCCCGAGATCGGCGCGCGGGTTACGGGTCGCATCGGGCGCGTGGAGAACGAGGACAAGCAAGCAAGAGCTTTCAATGTGGAGGTGTGCGCATGAGAACCTGGAAGTGTAGAGTTTGCAAGCTGTTTGCCCCGCTAGTTTGGTTCAGCAAGCGCGGTAAGCATAGCCATACCTGCCGTCTTTGCCGCCCGGTCACGCAACGTGAGAGCGCTATCCTTGAAAGCGAGTTCAAAAGATCAGATCGACTGCTTTCGACTTCCGCGTGGTTTGCTAGAGCGCACAAATGGGGGCGCCCATGACGCTCAAGCAGATGGAGCAGGACTTTCACTTTCTGCGCGGCCAGGTGCAGCGATTGAGCCGCCTCATTGACGCGCTGGAATCGTCGCCGCTGCTGATTCAAGCGATGGTTGAACCAGAGCCGGAGCCGGACATTCCCTGCGAGATCGACGCACCCGCGCAAAAGGTTCGCACTATCGCGGAGCTTGAGAAAGAGGCTATCTTGAACGCGCGCGATACGTTCGGGATGCACTCGCGGGCGGCTTGCGTTGCGCTCGGCATCGCAAGAAACACCTATTACCGCAGGCTGAAGGAATACGGGGTGCGCGCATGAGCGTCACTTTCACGGTCCCGCTGGTTCCACCCTCGGTAAACCACTACGTCAAGCACACGCGCACAGGTAGGAGCTATGTCACCGCAGAGGCAACTGCATTCAAGGCTGCGATTGCTGTCTACTCTCAAGGTATGCGAGTGACCGCAAAGAAGTTCTCAGTTCACATTGAAGTCGTGCTGCCAAAGGGAGGCCGGGGCGATGTGGATAACTTCCCCAAGCTGGTTCTTGATGGCTTAGCAGACTGCGGCGTATTCCAAAGCATCAAAGACAAACGCACGTCAGACGCTCGCGTGCGCCGCCTGGTAGTAGACTTGGACTCTGATTCGCGGCCCGATGAAGGCCGCACAGTTATCACCGTGGAAGCGCTCACATGACGCGCTACGTCGCAATCTGGAGCCTCAAGCGCGGCAACATTGATCCGCCGGAATTGCTGGACGACGCAGGGCAATATCGCGCGAACGTTGAAGCTAATCTATGCGACCAGCAGGACATGGAAACGCTTCGCCGGCGAGCAACTTATGGATTCAAACTGGAGCGCGATCCGCTCTATAGCTCAACCCGCGCGAAGAGCGCATAACCGGAGAGGAAGGTAAATATCGTGGCTCGCTCACTCGAACCCGCAGCGCCCTGGGAGCAACTGGGCATAACCGAGGCAGCCTACCGCGAACGCGAGAGGATTGCCAGCCAAATAGCCGCCAACCAAGGTCCCGGCCTCGCAGAAGAAGTCCGCGCCATCCGCGAGGCGACTAAAGACCTGCCAGCACTGGACGCATCCCACGACAGCAAGCCCACCAAGCCTGAGCGCAAGACCATCACCGTCGATCTGACCGATGAGCCCCAGGTCTACGCGCGCATCAAGCAGCTCGCAGAGGCCGACGACCGCACCCTGACGATGTGGCTGAAACGCTATCTGCGCAAAGAGCACGGCCAGCGGTGACGAAGTGAAGCCGCGCCGTAAGCCCCTGGTGGGCCGCAAGATAGAGTGCAACCATTGCGGCCACCGCACAGTGCAAGGGACAGCTCGCGTGCGGCGCAAGGTGCTGTTCTTCTTCTGCCCGGACTGCTGGACAAAGAAGTACGCGGACTGCAATGAGCAGATGGTCAAGGTGACCACATAACCCATGCAAACCGGGCGGGAATCTGCGCAGTATCCCGCCCAGTATTTTGTCCAAGACAGTCCGCGACCAAAGGTGTAGGGTATGAGCGTGTTCGCAAAAATCTTCTCGCAAATCTTCGATTCCAGCATTTCTTCGGACTACATCGTGCGCCACACGTTCATGGACCTGCTGGTGCTGGCCGACCGCGACGGCGTGGTGGACATGACAACGGACGCAATCTCTCGGCGCACGAACGTGCCGGAGGAAATGATCGTCCATGCCATCGCGAAACTGGCCGCTCCTGACGCGCAGAGCCGGTCCCACGAGGAGGACGGCTGTCGGCTGGTACCAATCGATTCGCACCGCTCCTGGGGCTGGCAGATCGTCAATTACGAGCACTACCGCAACCTGCGCGACGAGGAAGCCCGGCGCGCCTACTTCCGCGATGCAAAGCGGGAGCAGCGGTCCAAGAAGTGCGCAGATAGTCCAGCGGCGTCCAACTTTGTCAAAGACAGTCCAACGAATTCCACACAGGCAGAGGCAGAGGCAGAGGCAGAAGAAAAGCCTTCTCGCGCAAAAGCAGCGCGAGGCAAAAAGACGGAGGCCGCGAAGAGTCGGCACGCCGAATTCAAGGCTGCGATCCTGCGCTACTGGGAATCGAAGAATCCCGGCGTGGAGATGCCCTGGGGGCCGGCCGAGGGTCGCAACCTGGAGATGTGGCTGCGCGAGACCCCCCACACGACGCTGGAGCAGTTCGTGGGATACCTGCGCAACCGCTTCAAGTCGGAAGTGAACCACACCGAGCGCCCGAGCCGCTGGATTGGCAATGTGACCAACTTCGCAGCGCGACCAATCGACAAGTACGGAAAACCACTTCAGGAGAGCGCAAATGTCGGATCTGACAAAAATCAGCAAAGCCCAGCTAAGCAGCGCGTTGACGGCGCCCGCCGCGTCCTTGCAGAGATCGCTATCGAAAGAGGACTCTACGACCCTGCTGGCGCTGATGGACGGCCTGACGCGCAGGTACCCCAGCCAGGACCAACAGGAGAGCATAGGTGAGTTCTTCGCCGACTATGAGCAGTTGGCTGTGCGCAAGGGGCTCCAGCGCGTTGTGGAGGCTGTCCAGGCCCTGCGCATCGACCCTGAACAGCGGTTCTTCCCGCGACCCGATGAAGTGGCTGCGGAAATCAAACGGCAGGCGCTCAAGAAGGTGCCGAGCCATGTGTATGCGAGGGGATGAAATGATTACTGCACTCAAGGCACCTTTTCCGTGGTTCGGCGGTAAATCTAAAGTTGCATCCCTTGTGTGGGAGCGCTTTGGAGACGTACAGAACTACGTCGAGCCATTCTTTGGAAGTGGTGCGGTACTGCTAAACCG